GTTCTGGATCGTCCGGCAGCGGCTCCTCGGTGTCGTAGTAAATCCAAAGCAGGCGGAGATAAGCCATCGACTGGTGGTCAGTCAGCATCTCCGTGTCGCGTTTGAAATCGCCGATATGGTGTTGATAATAAAACATTTTCCACCTGTCCATCCCTGTCCTGGAAAAAAGACGGCGGCAACCTCGGACAGGTTTGAGGCTGTCCTTGCGTGGCCAAACGCAAGTTAGCCGCCCCCGCATCTCCGCCACGTAGCACGCAGCGTTGGGGACGCTACACGGAAATTGGGGAAAGGTAAAGCCTTATGCGTCGATCTGAATCTCGACCCGAGGGTCGGCCGAGTACAGCTTTGCGGCAGCCAGGGTCACGACCTGCGAGTCGTCCTCATAGGCAACGCCGTTGAGCGCATCCATCACTGCCTTGATGTAGTTATCGATGTCTGGGCGCGTGACCGGCAACAGTTCGCCGTCCTGGGCAGCCTTTTGCTTGGCCTTGCTCCACGACTTTGGGATCGGCAAGTGGAAAGTCACGGACAGGTGACATGGCGTCGATATCGGCTGATGCAGCGGGCAGCAGTCCGCAACGATTTGCTCGAACTGGGCCGTTTTTTTGGGGGTGTAGGCACGCGCGAATCCGCCCCGCATGGTCACGCGCGGCCGGGCCTTCGCGACCGGCGGCACAGGCACGGTGAACTTAATCAAGCAACTCCTCCACTTGCGCAAACAGCTCTCCCTGCGAGCCGTATCGCTCTCGGAACTCGGCTGGTGATTGATGGAAACCGACCTCGCCGTCGCCGCCGTAGCGATGATGGCCTGGGCAAAGCGGGATGGTGTTCGCATCGTCTGCTTTCTTGCCCATCCCCGACCATGGGCTGCCTTTCAGATGGTGGATTTCAGGCGGAACCCAGCCGCGCCCCTGGTTGAGGCAAACAATGCAGCCCATGTCGGACAAAGCCGTGAACCGGCGCTGGCGCTGCTTAGGAGTCATCTATCATTGCCTCGGCCATGCGCTCGATCTGCTCGGGGCTGCACTCTGGCCAGTATTCAGCCGAAAGGTGCCGGCAGATCGCCGTCATCAGATCGTGGAACCGAGCCTCCTCCATCTCATCAAAGCGGAGGCTACGCGGAATGCGCACGTCCACCAGCCCAGCGCCCGGTACGCGCATTTGCATCATCTTGCACTCAACGCCCGTTTCGTACTGCAGCCGCTTGATGACGTCATGGTCGCTCATGTGCTCGAAGCCCTCGATGTTCTGCCGAACCAGGGCGCCGATCTTGTGAGCCAGACGGAAAAACCGAACGCTTCGTGGCTGACGTATCTGCGCCGTCACCAGCTGGCCGAGCTCCAGCTTCATCTTGCGCAACTCCTGTCGCGCTCTGTCATCAGCCGGCCGTAATGCGCCCTTATCGACGATGAGCTCGACCATTCCGCCTCGCGTTCCGCTTGATGGCAAACACGGTCTCAACGTGGTTGATCACGCCTTGCTTGTACTGCTCCGGCACCTCCTCAAGGCGCGCACGGCGCTGCTCGCGGCTTTTGCCGCTTACCACGTATCCGTTCCACATACCTTGAGACCACTCGCGCATGGGCCAATTTTCTCCCGTTGGCCAGTCGACAGCAAATAGGGGGTTTACATATAGCCCCAAGGTGTTATTCTGGATTCGAGTCCAACGGAAGCACAGGGGAACTCACCATGACCAACCCATTCGACGAGATGGCCAACCGGCCGAAGATTGCCGCCGCGTTCGTCAAGGCGCAGCGGGCGTTCTCTCCCGCGATCAAAGACGCGGTCAACCCGCATTTCAAAAACCGCTATGCCGACCTAGCGTCATGCGTCAACGCGGTCATCGATGCACTCAACGACAATGGCATCGCTCTCATCCAACGAAACCACTACTGCGATGGCGGCGTCATCGTGGAGACGGTTTTTTTGCATGAGTCCGGCGAGAGCCTGTCAGGCGGGCAGCTGCACGTGGCGGCCGAACGGGCCAACGCGCAGGGCTACGGATCGGCGCTGACATATGCTCGCCGATACGCGCTCATGTCGGCATGCGGTATCGCCCCGGAGGATGACGACGGCAATGCGGCCAGTCAGCCAGTGACGGCCGAGCAAGCCGCCAACATCAAGGCCCTCGCCGAGGAAGTCGGCAAGCCGATCGGCGAAATCTGCCAGTTTTTCGGCGTGAAAAAGGCCGAGCAGATACCGGCGGCCAAATATCATGGGATCATCAAGACGTTGGAGAAAAAGCGGGAGGGGGCAGCATGAGCAATTACACACCGGGGCCTTGGGAAGCATCACACGACATTGGTGCGAATTGCGTGGCAACGATCACCAGTGGATGGGTAGTAGTTTCTATCGGCGCTGACCCCAATAAGTTTGATGCAAAGGCAGATGCCCAGCTTATCGCCGCTGCGCCTGAGCTGCTAGAAGCATTAAGAGCGATGCTGGCCGCTAGTCTGCCAGTTGATAAAAATGCAAACGGTATGGATGCGGTTGAAAAAGCCATTTCTGCAATCGCCAAAGCAAAAGGAAAAACGGAATGAAACGCATCGAACTTGAACAGGGAACCCAAGAATGGCTTGACTGGCGCCGAAAGCGCGCCATGGCCAGCGAGACGGCTGCGATCATGGGCATTAGNCCATACCAGTCGNCGGAGCAGATTCGTGCCGCCAAGCGCGGCGCGGACAANACATACACAACGGCTGCCATGCAGCGTGGTCACGACGAGGAGCCAAAGGCCCGCTACGCCTACGAAGATGCGACCGGCGAACTATTCGAGCCGGCGTGCTTTGAGTGGGAGGATTTCGGCGCAAGCGTCGACGGCATCAGCATGGACGGCGAGCAGCTGCTGGAGATCAAATCGCCAGTCAAAGGTCGCGAATCTGACCGCTGGCGCGTGGTCGCGAACGGCGGCATCGACCACCACGACTACATCCAAGTGCAGCACCAGCTGATGGTGACCGACGCCCGCGAGTGCTTTTTCCTGGTCTGGAGCGGCGAGCCGGACAGCGACGAGCCGTACGTCGGCGTCACAATCGAGCCGGACACGACGGTATGGGATCAGATCAAGGAAGCCTGGGAGCAATTCTGGCCGACCGTACAGGCCCGTGAGGACGATGAATGGCGTGAAGCGGCGGAAGCCTACCGAGAAGCCAAGAAAGCCGCTGACAAAGCCGCACAGGAGCTCTCAGAGGCAAAGCAGCGGCTCATTCAGTGTGCTGCTGGGTCTTATTCGTACGGATGTGGCGTTAGGGTCAAGGAAATTAGCCGTGCCGGATCGGTCGACTGGAAGCGAGTCCAGAAGGATCAGTTGGCCGGCGTCGATCTGGAGCAGTACCGAAAGCCCGGCTCCAAGTTTTTCCAAGTGGACGTGACGGAGGAATGATGATGAGTCAAAACGAGCAGATACTTGCCTTGCTCAAGCAAGGCCCGATCACCGCGTTGGATGCAGTGCAGTATGGATGCTTGCGTCTCGCGGCCCGAATCCATGACCTGCGGATGCAGGGCCATGTGATAACCACTGAACCGGCTACGGTAAACGGCAAACAGTACGCGCGGTATTACCTGATGGCCGATCAGTCCCAAGACCTATCGAAAACTGCCAGCTAGGAGCAGCAAATGGAACAGCGCGATTTAAGCGGAGCACTTTTTAAGAACGACCGGAAAGAGAAGGAAACCCAGCCAGACTATCGAGGGGATGTAAAAATTGACGGACAGGAATACTGGCTCAGCGCCTGGATCAAGGAAGGCAAATCAGGCAAGAAGTTCTTTTCGCTGGCGTTCACGGCAAAAGAATCGCGACCTGAGCCGGCCGCACCGGCGCAAAACGCGCCAGCCGAGTTAGACGACGACCTGCCGTTCTAGAAATACACGCCCGGCCTCGCGCCGGGCTTTTTAAGGGAATCAATCATGCAAACAGTCGAAGTATCAATGCTGCTGGATACCGCCACGATGCCGACCAGGGCAACGCCTGGAGCGGCTGGCCTTGATCTCTATGCGGCCGAAGATGTCGTCATCGAGCCTCATGCGTTCAAAACAGTCGAGACCGGGATTGCCATTGCCTTGCCCGTCGATCACGTCGGGCTC